AGTAGAAGGGTTGTATTGAAGCTTAGTAGAGCTTGTATATTCTGTTGAAAGGCTTCCGCTTGTTTGATTAGCGAACAGAGGGTAACGAGTGCTATTTGTAGTGGTGTCATCGGTAACAGTCGCATAAGAAACAGGAGTTGCCCAAGTAGGAGTTCCTGTGCCATTAGATTGCAAAAACTGACCAGTAGTACCAGCAGCAGTAAATCCTGTTACTCCTGTGGCAGATTGCCAAGGAATTGCCCCTGCGCTTCCACCAGCTAAATAAGTAGCATTTGTCGCATTAGTTGCAGAGCCTACAGATAAAGTAGATTGAGCCACATATTGCGGTGCAGTTGCGCCAGCAGTTAATACATAGTTTGTAGTGCCAAGGCTTAGGAATGAAGTAGCTCCTGCGCCTGATTGATAAGCTAAAGCACCAGCAGTACCGCCAGCAATATTGGTCGCTGATGTTGCTAAAGTGGCTGTTGCTACAGCACCGCTAACAATAGAGCCTAAAATTGAGGTAATCCAGCTAGGATTTGAATAAGACCCTGTTGTATAAACTCCATTGGTTACAGTCCCAGCATTTCCTGTAATACCAATTCCCCAAGTGCCTGATGCGCCTGTTCCTGTTGTAGAAGGTGCGCCAATAGTATTGTAGGAAATAGTCTGAGCTACAGAGCCATTAAAAGTAGTGCCAGTTGCGCCACCAGTACCGCTATTATTAAAAGTTACTGAGTTAGGGGTATTGGCTGTAACAGTAGTCGAGCCACCCAAAGAAACCGCATTACCATTAATAGTGATGCTAGAGTTTGCTAAATAACTGTTAGCAATAGGGGTCGCATTCCATGTTCCTGCTGTAAGAGTGCCAACTCCTGTAATTCCTGTATATGAGCCACTAATTAAACTAGAAGCGATTGTTCCGCTAGTAATTTGACTTGCGCCAATAGCAATAGAGGTATTGGTTGCGCTAGTGATTTGCCCTTGAGCATTTACGGCTACTACAGGAACAGAACTTGCCGAGCCATAAGTTGCAGCAGTAACACCAGTATTGGTAATGCTAAAAGTATTAGCAGATAGGGTTAACCCTATACCAGCATAATAAGTACCCAAGGCAGAGAACTGAACAAAGGTAATTGGAGTTACACCAATAGTTCCAGTATCAGCAGAGGTAGATACCCAGCCAGTATTGGCTTGTGAGCCGTTTAAAAGTACTGTGTAAGCCCCTGGCACTTCTGCCCATACATCCATATCAACGGCACGAGTCCATGCGCTTGCAGAGGCTACATAGATGCCGTTTTCAGATGCTGTATTTTGATTTTTTACCAATACTCGGTTACCAGCTAATACTGAATAACCATCAATGGTTTGCAGACCTGACAAAGTAATGTTGGTTAAAGTGCCTACTTTACAAGCAGCTTTAGGATTTAAGCCTTGAGCTACAGTATCAACATAAAGTTTATTAGCAATATCAATAGCATTAACAGGACTATTTGCAATAGTGCCTGTAGTGGTAGCAATACTTGTAAAGTAACCAGCAGCAGGAACAGAACCACCAATAATAGAACTATCAATAGTGCTATTAGTAATGGTTAACCCTGATTGAATAGGATTAATAGTTGCATAAAAAGGCTTACCTTGGCCTATGAAAGTTTGAAAATTTCCATAAACATCAAAGTAAGCCTGAACAGGCAACAAATTCTGAACTACAGAATTGGCTGGATTAGCCATGTTTAAGCCTTAATAAGCGAAACAATTAACTAAAACAACATCTCCAGCAGACATATTTGTAGCAGCACCTGTTGTTACAGAATAGCTTGTAAATGTAACTGAAGTAGTTGAGCTTGCTGTTAACTGCAAGAACAATGAATTACCATTAGTTACATCAGCAGCAAAAGCAAGCCAGCCATTTACTGCAGTTGGCAAAGTAATAGAACCATTGGCTGCGCCACCAGTACCAACAACAATCTTAAAGCACATTGTATTGGCTGCTGTAATAGTTGGACTTGTACCCCATCCTGAACCAAGACTAGGCAAAGTTGCGCTACTAGCAAGCAAATTACCACCCATTTGAAATACAGAAGGGTTAATGGTATCGCCAGTAAGAGGAGGGCTAAAAAATTGACCTCCTGGGCCTACTAAACCTAAACAAACACCAGCAGAATTAAACTGGGCCTGAACAGGCACATTTTGAACTGTTACTGTAGAAGCTACTTGATTTGAACTCATTATGCAATTCCTTCACCAGGGGTAATTTCAAGGCTAGTAGCTGTTCCTGCAATAAACCAAGCATTTGGTGGGATACCGCTAAATACACCAACTCCATTAGGCTGAATAGTAAGCACATTAGCTATACCAGTAGCTGTAGGAGTTGTTGCAGCAGGAGTTACTGTAGCATCGCCTGGCTCTTGTGGTGACCAGCCCACTCGAACCAATCCATTGGTTAAATTGATAATCCGATACCCTGAAGGGTACACATTGTTATTCGACTTAACCTGAACAGGAGAAGTGCTTACTAGGTAAGTTGGGCCAAAAGGCGCAAAAGCTGAATCATAAGCCATGTTTTAACTCCTTAAACTACACTAGCTGGGATAGGACTATCTTCGCAAGTAGAAATTTTAAGCAATAAATTACCAGCAGTTTGAGTTGCTGAAGAACCAGTAGAGTTTACCAATCGAACAACAACTTGATTTGCTGTATTGGTATAAGCATTTCCAATAGAAATACCAGTTACCAAAGCAGCATCAAAAGCAGCTTGAACAAAATCATTAGGCTGAACACCAGGAACAGTTAAAGTTACATCTGTTGTTGTGCCTGAAATAGTTGTTGATGGGAGTGTTACTTGGACAATGGATTGGGCAATGATATTGCCACGACAAACAGTAGTCTTAGACATAATTTTTCCTTTAAATAAGGTAATTCAATTATAGGTTATTCAAGAAAAAAAGCCACACTTTTTGGGCATGGCTTTTTTCTTTTACTTCATGGATTCTTAATAGAAACCTGGGCTTAAATCATATCCATAAATATACACATCAACAGTCGCAGTAGCGAATGCCGTAGAGATATTTACATATACAGTTTGTGCTGATTGTGCTGTATTAGGATTTGAAGCTGCTGAAATAGTTACATAAGATGGAGTAGTTTGACCTGTCAAAGCTGCTGCTGTCAAAATACTTGTTGTGCCACCTTTATTAACTGCTGTGTAAACACCTAAATTAACAGAAGCTACAGATTGTGTTGCGCCAGCATTGTTAGCATTAGCTACCACTACTGAAACAGGAACATAAAGTGCGCTGTTGTTAATTTGAACAGCAAAGTCTGCTGCTGCTGCGGTTGAAACACCTTTCAACACACCTAAAACTCGCAAAGCCTGTTGGCTATTTAGGTTCGATGGGTGGGTCGAATTTTGTACTGCTGGGCCTGGATTTGCCATGATTTTATTCCTTAAATTTAGTTAAAAGGGAAGGGCTTTCGCCCCTCCGTTTATTAAGCTGCTACTCGGCAAGCCAACTCTGGGTAGAGTGGGGCCCAACCATACAGAACATCAACACGAGTCGGAATCGAATCATTGTTAATAGTGTATTGGCGCACGACTCGCATGGACAGACCAATTTCTTTGTCTGATGCACGACCAGCAAAATGAACACCTTCAGGCAACTCTAAGTCAGCCATAGCCATTGTGAATGCATTGCGGTGCATTACGATGTTTTGTGGAGAAACAATACCATTTCCACTTGCATTGTATTGTGATGCAAAGAATGTCACAGCAGCAGTTGCTGATGGGCTAGGGATGCTCACATTCTGGAACTGACCACCGCTAATAACAGCAGGAGAAACAGTTACAGAAACAGAAGAACCAGAAGCCACAGAAACAGCAGACTTAACTACAAATGAACGAAGTTTGTTTGTGCCATAAGCTTGACGATTTTGTGGGTTAACTGCATACACACCAGCGATTTGGAATGTATCACCAGCATTCAAGTTGATTGTGCCAGTATTAGCAGCAGTCAAAGTGATTGTGGATTGTGAAGCCCAACCAGAAGTCAAGAAACCAGTTGCAGTTGTAGTTGCAACAGAAGCAGTAACAGTAGAGCTAGAGAAGTTACCAAAAGTTTGTGACACGATGTTTTGGTCAAGTTTCCAGTTCATACCGCCAGAATCGCGACCCATCAAGCCCTTTTCATACTGCATACCAATCTTGTCATTAGGAACAAACAAGCCTTTCAAGCTATCAACAATAGTTGCAGATGTAAATGGCTCAACGATACAGCTTCTACGACCATCACGAGGTGCGCCTTCAGAATCAAGGTAAGCCTGTGCTGACAAGTATGTATACAAGCCAGTTGGAGGAGTACCAGCAGTACCAACGATGTTTGCTGTGTTCAATGCTGCTGTAGTAGTACCATCAAAGTCGATTTTGTTGGCAATAGCTGCAACGGCTGGCTTAAGGATGCGGTCAGAGAACATATCCAAAGACAAAGCTAAGTCCTGGGTGGTAAATTGAGTATCCACATGGAACTGAGTGCTTAAAGTTACAGGTACAGAAGTTTCATTCAAATCTTCCACATTCAATGCAGGGCCAGTAGTACCGATGAAACGGCCTGGTCTGCGGACATTGACTGTTGCGCCAATTTTTGCGCCAACTACAGCGAACTGGTCATCATAGTTGCGGTCAACTTCAGAAGTGAAAGTTAATTCATTTTCGAGAACCATTAAGGCCTCATTAGTAATCTTGCTAATCGTCAATAAAGTATTTGACATTTTAAATCTCCAAAAAAATTAGGTTTATCTAACCTTGCCAGATTGCCTTGCAGCTTTCCATTGTGCATAAGTCCCATGAAATTCACCATTGGTGTCCACAAGAATATCTGCTCCAACTTTGCCACCACTAAGCGGTCTGATAGGGTCAGGTGCTTTACTTCCTGAAACAATCGCCTTTACTTTTTCAGCTTTTGGCTTTTCTGCCTTAGCTTCAAACTTAGCCTCAAGTTTGCCAATTTCTTTCAGAGCTTTAACAGAATCCATTTCTGTTAATTTGCGAGCATAATCTTCATCAGAAGCAAGTGCATATAAGACTTGAGGCCCTACATCACTTTCAAGAATTGCTTTTTTGATTTCATCGCTAACCACTACATCACTTGATTGAACAATTCGGTCAAAATCAGGCATTTCTTCTTTTGCTTTTTCAAGCTTCTTATTCCAAGATTCTATTTTCTTGGCTTCAGCTTCTTGAGCTTTGCGACTAGCTTCTTCTGCATCCCTTCGCAATAAAGCATTTTCTGCACTCCATTCCGCTAATGCCTCTGCATATTCATAAGCATCATTAAACTGGTCTGCTCTAGGTTTACCTTCAACTACAGGTTTTTGTTCCTGTTGCTCAGGGTTTACCCTTGCTTCATAACTCCTTAGCTTTTCTCTAAGCTCTTGAGCTTCAGCTTCCGCTTGTTTAGCTCTTTGAGTTACCTTATCGAATCGCTTATTTAGCTTATCTTTAGACTTTTCAGGGTCTTGTTTCTTAGCTTCTTCCTTTGCTTCTGGTTCACTCTGTTCCTGTTCCTGTTCTGGCTCTGAATCTTTCTTTACAGATTCAGCCTCAGCTTGAGGTTCTTGGTCAGCTAAACCTAATCTTTCTGCATAAAAGGTTGTTGCATTGTCACTTGTTATTACATTTGATGCTTCTCTTACAACTTCTGATTCGGCCATGATTTCTCAAGCTCCAATTGTCTCCCATTAACCTAATGGGCAAGGTTTTGTGGTTATACCACTAAATTGCTCTATCCAACGCATTTACAGAGGCTTCATGCTCTGCTTGTCTGTCTAAATGCGCCAGATATAAGGCCAATTGAGCTTTAAGTTGCTCAATCTCCATT